TTAAGTCCGGGAGCGAATTGGTCATCTACTATAACAAATGTATTAGAAGAGTCATTATAAGACAATCTAAGCTTATTAAAATCTCCTAAGCACTTATTCATGTCTGATAAAACTTTTTCTATGAAAGGTTTTAGGTAGACATCGTTAGTTCCATTGCTTGCTGTAAAAGACTTTATAGTATCTAGTAAATACTCTATGCTTATAAGTACATTCATAATATGCCCTCGATATCCGGCTTGGTCAGCACTTGTATTTATAACCTTACTATCTTCATCAGATTCAAACTTAAAACGAGGAAGAGCTCCTGATATGCCATCTTGTGTTGTAGGGTCAAATAAAGGAGTACTTTCTTTAGAGGTAGATAAAGGGCCTATAGAGTAGTCTTTAACTATGTCCGGAGAGAATAGTCTTTGGTAAGAATCTTTAGTTCCTTGAAATGGTATTAAGAAATTAAGTACGTCAACACTCAATTGCTCAGGTCTGCTTAAACAAAAGTTAGTGTTTGGATTAAAATCTATATAAACTAAAGGAGTCTGTTGTGGATTACCTTTAGAGTTCGTATTGCTGTCTTTTTTAAGTACATCATAAATAGTGCACATGTTATTAAGAATCATCAGTAAGAACCCGAACTTTATGTATACCGGATGGTGCATTTTAGTACCATCTAAAATATCTTGGTTTATATCATAAGGTATAACATAGGAAGTGCTTAACTTTTTAAAATCTACAGCAGGTATATCCTTAATAGAAGGATAAGGCGTATCCATTAACATTACAGAGCTATTATACCCATAGTAAGTCTGTATTTTAAATTTACTGTCTTTTGATAAATCTACTTTTTTATATAATAAATCATTTATCATAGGACTCATAACTCCTATAGAAAATATCTGCTTAAACACATCTCCCTTCCATAAGCTTATAGCATTTACGTTTTGTTTAGCTAAATCGGTTCCCTTATTAGAAGTCTTATTTAAACTATATAACTCTATACTTTTAAGAGCTAGTTCTAATGAAGACTGATATCCTAGACTAGTCCTAAGCTTATCTACATCAGGAGGAGGTATTTGAGATATAGGTTGTGTTGCTTGTTGGTTAGCTTGTTGTATTTGATTATCTACATACTTTTGAAGTATATAACCGCTATCTAGTGCAGTATCTTTATTGTCAAAATTAACTGTAGATATTAAACCGCTTTCGTAAAAAATAAGACCAAACTTGATATCTGTAGTTCTAGGTTGAGGATTTGTAGTAGTAGTCGTACCACCGATTGCTATATTAGTATTTGATTTAGTATCGTAATGTGTATATGGAAATTTGACAATTCCTGATGTTTCGAATTTTACAACTTGATTATTAGAGTTCGATATAATAGAAAAGGTCTTGTCTGATAAATAATAACTTGTGTTGCTATTTCTTTGACCTGTAGCTGTAGCCTCATATCCGATAGATGTTCTAAAAGAATCGTATAGTTCAGAAGAGTCCACCACTGATACCTTAATGTTGTTTAGTATAACATCATTTTCAGAACTTAAAGTATTTAGTACTTGATTCCATATAGCTTTAATGTTATTAACTACTTGATTTCCTACAGTAGTAATAATATTATTAACAATAGAAGCATCATATGATATATTTAATTCTGCAAGGTATACCGGTCCAAGATTTGTTTTATTTATGTCTACATATTCACCTTTTGGAGCATAGACAAAGTACATTCTTGTCATACCATAAAAAAGAATGTCATCATTAATAGAGGTAGAGCTTTTTAAAGGGGCAACTAATTCTTTAAATTTATCAGAATTTAAAGTAAAAGATTTAACCAAAGAATTATCCGAGGCAATAGGTATAGCTACTCCTTGAGACCTTAGTATAAAAACTTCAGGTGCATTAGTTGAAAGTTGTGTAAAAAAATCTCCAAAACTAGTTAAGCTAGCAAGTACAGGTTGAGTAGAAGGTAAGTACCCTGTTGTCTTTAATTGATTTAAATTGTATTGTATATTTTGAGAATTATATTGAGTTCCTGGAACTGTTTTAAGACCTAACAACTCTTCTATATCTACTAAATTAGAACTATTATATTGTTGGTTTATTTGAACAGCTCTATTTGCATCTTCAGCATCTTGTTGTTCTTTTTGTTTCTGTATCTCTATAGTACTTAAATTGTTAACGTACTCTTTAAATTGAGATATTACTAAATCAGGTAAATTTCCTTGTTGATTTATTTTAATGGAATCACCTAAAGCTCCTAATCCAACTACTTTTATAGTGCAATCATAACCTCCTTCTTGATTAAAAGTAAAATTATAATTAGAGATGATACCTAGCATACCTTCATAGTTGCCTTCAGTATCTACTATATTTTTATATATCTTAGAGTTTAATTCATCTTTAGTTAAACCGGAAGCAAAAGGATCTATAGTGTATAATTCTGTGGATTGAAATTTATTATTAACACTATCATAAAAAGAAGTACTAGCCCACTCAATAAAAATACTATATCCTAACTTAAAGTATAAAGCATCCATTATATCAAGTTGACTTCTATCCCATACTTTAAAGTTAATAGTAGCCAATCTTACAGAACCTAATCTACCCATAGTCTCTATAGTAGCTTCTGTTATACCAGGCATAGGTCGATATCCGTAATTTTTAACTTCATTAGGACCTGCTACATTGTATACATCTTTAAAACCTCCTCTAATATTGTAAGTTGCTTTATTATTGACATCTTGATATTTAGAAACGCCTCCGTATAGTACATAATTCTTTGCTAAATCTGAGGGGTTATTTAGTGGTAGACTTGTAAGTTCTCTAAAATACTTTAAATCAGAAGAAGTTACATCTATAGAAGATACTACTCTTATCCACGCAGTCTTGTTTTCTAAGAAGAATAAATTGTTATTATCCCTAGATTGTTGAGAGTTTTGATTCTTTCTAGTATTCAGCTGATTGATAAGCCATTGAGGTAATCTTGTAGCTAGTACGTTGGATATTTTATTATCGAGACCTGCCATTATCTTACTATGTTGATTTGTTTATAACTATTGACTATGGATACAATATCTGTAGGAATTCTTAATTGAGCTCCTATCGGTGGAAATAAACTATCTCCGGGTAAAGAGTTTGCAGAAGCTATAATCCACCACAAATCTACATCTCCATAAAAATCAAGAGCCATTAAATCAAGACGGTCACCTAATACTGTTATTACATAATTATCGTTATTAGCAAAAGGTATATCAGGGTATATGTTATTTACATAATACTGACTTCCGCTTATATCACTAGTAGTTTCTTGTATGGGTTGGTATCTGTAATTCATTAGGCTATGTATGAAGAGTCTGATATTAATGGGGTTTGATTAGAACTACCTATAGACCTTTTTGGTAAGTTAATAAATATTGGTTTAAAACCAACAGAAACATCTAATACATGAGGTAATTGTTTTATTGATTTATCCTTTTCTAAATTAATCTCCCATGGATAGTTATTATCAATGGTTACATTTATAGACTCTAGTATTCCTGGCATTCTATACATATAATCTCCTATTGTAAGTTTAACTATAGGAGCTCTCATGATACTTGTAACGGGTGAATAGTCCGGATATACTTGAGATATTAAATAATTAAGTCTATTATACATAGGTTGCATCTCATCTCTAGTTTGTGCAAATAGTCTAAATGAAAAATTCACACTTCTTTCAAACCCTTGATACGTATAGAAAGTTTCACCTCTTCCCATATACTTAAAAGAATTGAATTGAGCTGAGTTATTATCAGTTAGTCCTGAGGTTAGGAATGCTCGGAATAAGAGAAATGTAGAGTTGTTAGGGTCATCATTATTCAAACATTCAAAACCGAATTTAATCATATCCGGATTATCAGAGTATGCAGAGTCTCCTTCGGAATCAGGAAGTACAAAAGGAAATAGACTATTTAATTCATCTTTACTTCCACTTATTGAAACTTTATAATCATAAGGTTTACTATTCTTACCCGGGTTTCCTATTTTTAACCTATTTTCTAAACTATCAGTAGTATAATTCCATGCGGATTTTTTTAGGCTTGTATTTGCTCTAAAGTCTTGAATCTTAGCAACTCCATCTTTAGTGGATACTTGACTTCTAAGATTATCGTAGGTCATTGTTGCATTCCCATTTACAATCCTAGTAGTATCTTCGTATCTAGGAATAGTAGTGTTACCTACTCCATAAGTAGAGCCCGGTCCTCCTGCATAATTTTGTATAAAGTGTCTATCTGTAGAAATACCTAATTGACTAGCAAGAGCTAAGTTTGCTATATTACTTAGGATATTTTGATTACCTGAGTTAGTAAAAGGATTGCTTCCGTTACTAAATAAGTCTTTTAAAAAGGTTACAGTATTATTTATTAACCCCTTATCAGACCTCATTTTAAGATTATAAAGAAGTGCTAGTCTATTATTAGTAGGGTCATTATTTACATTTTGAAAATTGACAGTATCAGCATAGTATTGTTGTAAATCAGAATTAACAAGATATCCTTGTCTAGGAATATGTTCACCTGTACCTGCAACAGCTATCTGTGCTAAAGTAGTTTCTCCATTAGTGTTATATATTCTAGTATTCTCAAATAAACTTGATATACCGGAAGAAGAACCTACATCGTTTAGAGTTGCAAAGATAGTTCCCGTTTCTATTTTTGGATTTGATAATTGTAAGTTCTTTTGATTCTGTAAAAATATCTTACCTCTAGTTGTACCAAAGAAAGAATTTATCCTTTTTAAATCATACTGCCTATCGTAATTAGATGCTATACCTCCTCTTTGTTGTCCATCAGGAAGTCTATTTAAATCATAGTAATTAGTAGGGGCGTTATTATCTACACCTGGTATATCTAGTTGTATGAAAGGTTGACCTGAACTTCCTCCTCCGGGCACATCTAAAGTATAAGGTTGAGAAAGTAATTGAGTTTTAAGATTAACTTTATTATCTTTACTTACTAACGGACCTACTAAGTTTTGTAAGTTGTTACCTGTTTTATAGAACTTCCATTGTGATAAATTAACAGAAGCATCAGGTAATCCTATAAAAGAAGTATAAGAAGTATCAGGAGTATAATGAGGTACACCGCTAGTATCAGTCTGTGGATTGATACCGTACTGGTCTTGCCCATACTGCAAATTTGTTAATTGAGTCTTTAATTCTATTAGTGGCATGTGTTATTATTTTCCGGTACGATTATCATAATTAGGAGTAGAAGATATATCCGATGTCCTTTGATTAACTGTCGCCGTAACTTGTCCATCTTGTATTAAATTCGTTGTAGAATATAAGACAATAGGACCTCCCATACCTCCTTTAGATACTGTAGATAAAGGTGCAGAATTAGATGTAGGAATAGCAGAATTAGCAGCAACCATACTTCCTATAGATGGAGCAGAAGTAGGTAGAGCTCCTATAGAAAACCCTCTTACACCTGCACCAGCATTTTCTACTAAGTCTATTAAACTCCTATCTATATTGATGCCTGGGAATATGTTGAGGAACTTCATTATACCTCCAACAACTGAACCTGTAACATCTAAAACAGTGGCAAAGAATCCTTGTATTTTAGATATCATGGTTTGTATATTCTTAGGATCAGATACCCAATTTATTGCTTTGTCTATAAACTGAGTAACTCCACTATTAGCAACTAAATCAGAGAATCCTTGTTTTATTTTATCTATGAAAGCAGCAATACGTTCATTAGCATTAGCAGATACAATAGCATTTGCTGCTTCTTCTCCTAAAGCATCTGACATAGCTTTCTGTGTACCGTACTTTTTTAAAGCTAATTGATATTGTTCTCTAGCGTTATCAGTATCTTTAGCACCTATCTTAGACATCAACTCTTGCTTCCTTAACATATCTCCCATTGTATCTCTAGTCATACCAAAAGCTTTAGCAATTGACTCTGCCTGTATACGGTTTAAGTTTAAGAAGTCTGAAGCAGAACCGACTTGAGAAGTAATCTCTTGTGCAGCTCCGGCTAAGTCATTATTTAAAAACAACTCCCTAGCTTTATTAAGATTGATATTCTTTCCTGTAAGTACTTGAGCTTCGAACTCATTGGTTATACTAGATTCGAAGTCTAGGAAAGAATCTGCTATAGAGTCTAATTGCTTAAGCTCTATACCCATTGCCTTTACTGTTACTAGGCTCTTTGTTAACTCTGATGGATACTTAGCAAATGATAATCCTAAATAACCGGATAACTTAGATACTTCTCCTAGTATTTGTTTTTGATTAAACTGTATTCCTGTAGCTTGTTTTAATCCTTCTACTTGAGCAAATACAGAATTAAGTATGTCTTTTTGATTTCTATTTTGAATTACTGCATTCTCTGCTAAATTAGTTCTAGTATCTAAATCTAATCCGGCAATATCTTTAAGTCTTATATCAGTCTGTAATTGTTCATTAGATAGGTTAACAATGACTCCCATTTGTTTACTTAACTCTATCTGTGATTCAAATAACTTTCTGCTATTTAATAAAACATCATTACTATTATTTGCAAAGTTACTAAATCTATTACTTAATTTTAAAGCCTCTCCCGCACTAATACCGAGCTCTCTGCCCATCTTTTGTATGTTGCTAGAAGCATTTATCGTCATGTCAACAAATCCGGACATAAGGTCTACTGCACCTCCTAATAAGCCTCCTATTAATGGAATGTTTTTTAGGAAACCGGAGAATCCTGATGTAAGTTTAGATACTGTGTTAGCAGCATCTGGTCCTCCAAGTCCGGACATAAAACCTCCTGCAGCACTTAATCCTGATGATATTGACTTTCCTATAATTTTACCTATTTTGCTGCCAGCTACTAACCAAAATGCAGGGTCAGAAAGTCCCTCTCCTGCACTTTTAAATATAGCCTTTATACCGGCTCCTGCTACTTTCCACTTGCCTGCATTAGTAACTTTTCCCTGGTCTGCTACTAATTCTTTAGATTTTGCAGACATGGCTTCATATATTGATTCTCCTATTCCTAATTTATCTGAGAAAGCTTTTATTAGATTACCGCTTATACCTAATTGCTTACTTGAATCTTTTTCAAACTTTAACCTTTTTTCTGTCTCAACTACTTGTTTTTGTGATATCTCATAAGCTTTTTTTGCAGCTTCATATGCTTGAAGCTCTATATTAGCACTCATTTCATTACTCTTCTTTTCAAGTTCTATTTGAGCTTTTTTGAGTTCTAGTCCTCCAAATCCAGCTTTTATTTGCTTATCAGTTAATACGCCTCTTTCTCTAGTAAGCTTATTAATTAATTCTTCTGATTCTTTTATTTGAGCTTGAGTAGCTTCACTAAATTCCTTTTCAATATCCTCTAAGTTCTTTTTTGTAAGGAATTGAGTTTGTAAAGATTTATTTAGTTCTTTTTCTACAGACTTTACATCAATAGTAGTATTTTTAATAGCATAAAGTCTAGCTTCTATTTTAGAATAATCTTTACCTATTTCTTTTAAAAGCTTTGATTGGGTCTTTAAAGCCTCATTAAAATCTACTTCTTCTTCAATAAGCTTGTCAATAGCTCTTTTAAGAACTTTTATATCATCTAAAGCTGTTTTAGAATTAATATTAATGTTTTGATCTGCCATGTAAGTTATCTATATAAATAAATATAGGCTAAGGTTAATTCTTAGCCTTTACTTTAGAAACAAAGGTAGGTTGACGTTCTTTAGATAACTCCTTAACATGTTCCGGTAGTTTAAACTTCTTCATGTCAGTATTTTCAGTAACTAGATTCTGTTGCTGGTCTCTTATTTCCTGTATCTTAGTTAGATGTTCCTTAATCTTATTTAAACTAAATCTACGATGAGGTACAGGCATATTCCATACATCAGACCAATTAAAACCACCGTTACCATGATATACTAGCTCAAAGCATTCGGTCATAAAGATACTCTTATATTCCAATCCCGGGAAAAAAGAAGTCCGAAGTCATCGGCATATCAATAACGACCTCCTGCCCGTCACTAAGCGTAATAGTCATCCTAGTATCAATGTCCGGTGTTACTTTTGCAATATACTTCCTAAGCTCAGCTGCATCACGAGATAATAAGTAACCTTTGTCTATAAACTCTCGTACTGTCTTTGTAGAATAGTCACCGTTTATAGAAGTTATTTGATACTTAAGCCTCATACTCATAGCTCCTACTTCTTGATTTAAGGACTTCTTCAGGTTCTTAATCTCTTCGTCTATCTTCTTATCATCGGCTAAAGTAAGAAGTTTAAAAGTAACAACATTTTTAGAATGAGGAAGAGTGAAGGTAAATTCGTTTTTATTAGTATACAGAGACTCTTCTAGTTCTTTATATTTTAAATCCTGGAGGTCTATGGTTACTTCCTCGTCTTTATCGGTATTAGGGTTCCTATATTTGAAAGTATAGTCCTTTCCATAAGCTAATATACGAGCAGCTATAAGAAGTCCATTACGGTCTCCTATAATCAAATCATCATAAGGTATAGGTGTTACGACTAGAGACTTTAATGTCTTTTCAATTGCTGTACCTTGGCGTAAATAGTTAATGTTAGTAAGTATATCCTCTTCTTTAGCAGTCATATACTTTAATTCTACTTTACCTGCTGCTAATGGAGTATCTGTTGTGTAAACTAATCCTTTTGAAGGTAAATCAACCATTTCTGTGGGAATCTGAAACTTTTGTTCTGTCATTGTAACTTTGTTTTTATTATTTATTGTGATACATATCCGTATATGAAATCTTCTCCGTTATGATAGTGGTAAGATACTCTTGAATAACCATCTACTACTTCTCCATTAAACACTACAATAGGGTAATCTAAGTCCTCTATGTTAGGAGTATAGTCATCGTCTCCATATCTTTCTACTCCGGACTCTACATACTCAGCTAAATCCGAGTCTTTCTTTAATAAATCTTCAATATTAAGCTTTTCTTTTTTAAATACTTTACCGGACTTTTTAATCTGATCTATAAAATAATCAGGTAAATCCGATTTATTAGGAGTTATTTCTGATATATAATCAGCAATTTCATCTGCTGTCATAATATCACTGCCTTCTTCTTTTAATAAACTTTTATAAATACCGAGTAATTTCATCTATCCTGTAATATAATATAAATATACTAAAATAAAAAAAGCCTACCTGTAAAGATAAGCTTTTTTATTGATAAAAGTTAAATCTATTTATTTTGAAATACTACTAATATTAGTAGTTCAGGATACAGTAATCCATACCTAAAGTTAGTGATAACTCTATAGCGTCAGATGTAGCCCAATCGTAGTTACCTGCAGTGAAGCTCTTTATAAAAGCACCTTTAATTATCCACTCACTTACAATATCTCCGATAGGACCTATAATAGATAGGTTTAAATCTTTCTTATAGAAGTCAGAATAACCATCACGTCCAGTTACAGACTCATGATGTAAACGTACCCATTCCATTACAGCTTGAGAGCCTGCAGGAGATATTGGGTCATACAGAGAAAGTTCCATGTCTTTCCATTCTGCTTTACCTTTTATCTTACGATATACGTTTATATGCTCTATTTTAATTTCGCCTAGATCAACACTAGGTGCACTAGCCTTTTTAATCATGTAAGAAGGAATACCATCTATGTACATGATAAATCGATTAGTTACCTTAGGTTCAAAGGCTGTATACATTATTTCATTAGGGTCCAGTAAGCCGGGCATATTATTACTTGTTTAATTGTTCTTTAATAAATATAGTTACTTTGCTTTTTTAGCTTGAGCTTTCCACATTTGAGCTCCGGCTACTTTTTTACCGGATTCTTTTGAACCATACTCTTTAGCAGCTTTCTTTGCTAATTTTTCGAATCCACCTTTACCGACATTTTCTCCTTTATGGATTTTCTTTTCGATAGCAGTTTTCTTCTTTGCAGTAAGTCCTTTAGATGGTTTTACTTTAGCTTTAATCTCCTTAGCCTCATTCAGTTTGATAGTAATATCTCCGTCTGGGCTAACCTTTTTTACTGTGCCCTCTTTGGTTTCAGATCCACTTTTTAACTCAATGGGATCTCCAACTTCATGATTATGATACTCAACTGTCCACAACTTACCATCTAGTTTTGTCTTGAAATTATCTTTACTAGCTACAGATATAGTTTTAGCTTCATTTAATACTTTGCTCTTTACTGATTCGTATAAGGCAATTGGAATTCTAACTCGTACTATAGTATTTCTATTCATTTTAAATTTGTTTTAAGGACTAAGCAAAGCTAGTTCCGGTTGGTAATATGTTGAAGGTTAAAGAAATATATTCAGCTGTACGAGTAGGTTGTAAGTAAATAGCACCTACTAATTGGTTACGGTCTACTACATCAGGAGTGTTATTGCTATCATCCATTACAACTTGGAAGCTATATAAACCTTGACGTTGTTGTACTGTTTCTAAGTAAGGGTTAACAGCATTCAAGAATTTATTACGAGTGATTTGAGTATTAGGTTCAAACACTAAGCCATCAGAGATTTGTTTGATGTAGCTCTTAAGTGCAATTAACAACCTACGAACATTTACACGGTCAAGTGCAGATGCTTTAGCTTGTAGAGTCTTTTGACCATACACTACAGTACCTACGCTAGGGAATAAACCTATAGGATTAACTTTTGCTACATAAAGACTATTACGGTCATTAAGAGTTAGTTTCCTTTCAGGTTGTAAAACGGTACCTAAACCACCACGAGTGAAACCGGCAGGAGCAAACCACTCTGCAGATATCTTATCGTTATATTCGTATACTGCAGGAATTATTACAGAAGCAGGTACGAAGTTAGTCTTACCTGTTTCAGAAGACCTAATTTGTAACCATGGCCAGTATGTAGCAGCATAGTTATTATCATAAGTCACAGCTAGACTAGTTACAGTACCTAAGTTTGCACCGTATCCTACCATATCCACTACTGCAATATTATCACCACGAGTTTGAGCAAGAGTCATTAAGCTAGAAACTTCAGATGATGCGTTTTGGCTAGTTAAACCCGGAGCATACACTACATTGAATTTATAAGCGTCACCATTTGCTAATAGACCAATTGCAGTGTCATAATCAGTTGGGTGAAGACCTTGTATATTTGAAGCAGGTATTGAGTTTGAAGAAGCAACACTAGGAATGTTTTCAAAGAAGTTAACTGCTTCTATACCATAAGAACCATAAGGAGCACCTGTTGCATTTGTAAAGCTACCTTGATATGAACCGGAGTTAGCTTGTGGAAGGTATGCTAGGAACAATGGATTTGAAACAGCACCTGTAGCAGTGAAGTAATTAATAGTAGGAAGAGATACAGAAGATACTCTTACATAATTACTCTTGTTTGCATAAGTACCTTGAAGTTGTACACTATAAGTTCCGGTAGTAGAGTCGTATGATACTACTTGTTTTTGGTTACCTATAACGTATTCTATATAGTTAGGTTGATTCGGGTCTAATGATAAATTATTCCAAGTCTCAAGTACTGATTTATTGTTCTCATAATCATCACCTCTACGAATAGTTATGCTGAATATACCTGAACCTGTATTTACACTAGTTACATTCCAACGGATATTAGAAGTTGAACCGGAAGGTAAAGCACCGTTAACAATAGCACCTGGAGTAGTTGTATTGTAATCATTGTTCATCAAGATACCTGAAGAAAGAGTCTCTAAGGTAAAAGATGCAAGGTCAGTACCACCGCTTAAGTAAGTTGTAGTGCTTCCGGATACTATGCTGTAGAAGTTACCGCTAGTACCTTTTACAGATGCAGAAAAGTTAGTATTAGGATATGTGCTAGTTCCTATAACTGACATATTGTATCCGTAAACAGATTGAGATAGTGGAGAGTTTATAGAGGCTGTTAAATTACCCCAAGTAGCAGTAGGTGTAGCTCCATTTAAAACATATACAGTGTTAGTAGTGTTTGGATAAGGGCTAGACGCTGTTAATTGGAAAGTAATTCCGTTTAATACTAAAGAACCTGTGTTTGTAGCAGTACCTGTTAAAGATACGCTAGCAGAAGCAGCACTACCTGAAACAAGACTTAATATTGAAGGTAAAGCAGCATTTGCAGGAGTATAAGAACCTGAAGCTACTCTTGTTACTAAAAGAGAGTTACCGCCTTGATTAAAGTAATTTTGAGCAGCAATACTAGTTAAATATTCATATGCAGCACCTCCTGATACAAAAGCTGCTCCGAAAAGAGCTTTATATTGAGTATAGCTTGTTACTATACTAGGTATATTGACAGGACCCACTACTGTAGGACCTATTAAAGCAGCACCAGCTTGAACTGGACCTTGAACTATTTGAGATTGGTCGTTTTCGGTTAAGAAAGATCCGGGTGATAATAATGTTTCAGCCATTTATTGTAGGTTTTTACTAATAATAAATATGCGGAGTTTCTTATAAAATACGACTAAGATAGTTCTCCGGTATCTAAATTTAAAGTAACTTCTCCGTATTTATCTTTTATCTCCTGCCAAAACCTATTTTCTCTATCTTTTAGGTCTTTTATAGCCTTAGTTTGTTCTTCTTTTCTTAGATTTAGAATTATTTGTTGATATTCTATTTCACCTAAAACAGAAATTGATTCTAAAACTTCTTGTCTGAGTAGGTTTAATTGCTTTAATTCTATCTCAGTTATTTTATTTGCCATAATCTTTTATAACTAAACTTTCTTTTTATTAGTAGGTTTTTTCTTATTTGGTTTTTTGGTAGAAGGCTTTGAATCCATTTTAGGAGTCTTTTTAGCTTTAGGTTTTACTAATTCTTTAAAATCTATAGTATCTAAGCTAGAGTTAGTTTCTACTTCATCTTCTATAACAGGAGGATGAAAACTAGAAGTAGGTTCCACTTTAGGATGAGGGACATCATCTATTATTTCAGGAAATTCAGTAGAGTCTAAAAACTTAGCTTCTTCTTTATTAGTTTTACGAACATTAATACCTGCTACAATTAGTATTATAACAATGATTGCTAAATATACAAATACCATTTTTTACCTATTTAATTTTTATGATAATATAAATTTACTTATTTATTTTAATACTAGTATAATTATTTGCTTATAAATAATAATGTTAGTCTGCTGTTATAAATTTGTAAAATATTGCGTAGTTTTCTGATGTCTCGATGTTTTCAAATTCATCTATAACAAAACCTTTATACTCAAGCTCTTTGTCTTCTTGTAAAAGCTCATTAAAGTCATTTACGAAAGCTTGGTACTGGGGGTTAACCTGGGTATTCTCTTCGTCTAAGAACATTTGGATCATGACGTTGCCGTCTTTATCTGCTGTACCATGTTTTTTAATCATGTCTTCCTTTAGCTTGTTGGCGGTATCCACCACCTCCTGTACCTTTTTACTCAAGTCTGTCAGCCAGAACTTAGTCTTTAAGGATAGCTTTTCTTTTAGTAAGCCGGTAAGTACCACCTCTTGGGTTTGTTGGTTACTTACACCGTTGATTTCTGCCGATAGAGAATAGATCTCAAATAGTTTTAACGTAATCTTTTTCATGTAACGATTTTATTTGTGTTTTGGTTTAAGCTTGTGCTGATTCTACTGCGTCTGTTGGGTATCCTGTGATTACGAAGTTCTTTGCTGCCGCAAGTCCCTCTATGATTACCTTATCGTCTGAACCCCAGTTTGCCAATACCTCTTGGGGTACGGTCCAGTTGCCTTCATAAATCTTGGTGCCTGAATCTGTTGATAACCACCAGTAAGTT